TGTAGGAGTCGAACCCACGCTTTCGGTTTTGGAGACCGACGTGCTACCGTAACACTTATGCGATGTATTTGTATTATATAGCGCATTTGAAGAAAAGTCAACTGGTTTATAATCCAGATCATAGTATTCATTTTTCATAATAACAAGTTCTTGGAACAGTTCTTCTGTTGTTTTGTTCTTAGGTTTCCACGCAGCTCCAGACACACTGTTCTCCTTTAGAAAAGACGCCGAACGAATACTTTTACAAAAGACGTCGTTCGGCTACTTTTTGATGGTGCTGTAAGAGAGATTCGAACTCCCGACCTACTGATTACTAATCAGTTGCTCTACCAACTGAGCTATTACAGCATTATTTGGTGCGCCTGGAGGGACTTGAACCCCCACGCCGAAGCACTGGCTTCTAAGACCAGCGTGTCTACCATTCCACCACAAGCGCATTACCACATTTTCTCTACTGGATCAGCTATAGCTTCTTCTAAAGGATTTTTTGGTTTAAACATAGAAGAAGGTCTCAACTTACCATCTTCTCCTATCTGATCCATATCACAATAAATTTCAAATTGGTATCCATCAGGATCTAGGAAATTAATACTGATATTGCAACCAGCACCCTTTCGTCCCTCAAATACAATAGGAATATTATTCTCAATAAAAAACTGTTTAGCTTTTTGTAAAGTTTCTACATTATCAACTTCAAATGCTAAATGTTCAGCTTGTAATGAGTTTGTATCACGCTCAGGTCTTTTACCTGGTTGCATAGGAGTAAGACCAATAGCATGATGGTCAGAACCACATCTGAAAAATACCATTCCTTTTGCATTACGATCAGTCTCTTCAAACCCCATAACTTCTTTCCAGAACTTAACAGTACGTTCAATGTCACTCACTTCATATACAAAATGACCTAGCTTGTTTACTTTAATCGAACTAGAACCTTTATATGACATTATGTTCTCCTATATTATAATGGAGCGGGCAACAGGATTCGAACCTGCGACGAACAGCTTGGAAGGCTGACACTCTACCACTGAGTTATACCCGCAAATAAGTTCGATGAGGACGGACAGCGCTATCCTTTTCAGAGCACGGGTTCCCAAGGTTAGCCCGACCTCGTCTAGCACCCAGAGGTATCAACCCTCGGATACGTACTGCTAAACCGTGTGTCTACTCTGCTCATCGAATTCTGGTAGGCGTGCAAGGATTCGAACCCTGTCGAGAACGGTAATCTGCCGCTAGAAGAGGTATAAGCTCTCCCTGTGTACCAACACCCACGCCTATAATTGGCGATCCATAGCGGTATCGATCCGCTGCTACCACTTAGACAGAGTGGTGTGCTACCTTTACACCAATGGACCAAAACTGGTGCTGCTGGAGAGAATCGAACTCCCGACCTGATGATTACAAATCAACTGCTCTACCAACTGAGCTACAACAGCGAAACTGTGGGAGCTAACCATGGCTCCCGTCGGGTCTATTTACCGCGACCAACCGTTATTTGTTATCGTATCAACTCTCCAGTTTTTCGGGAGCGCGACTTCCCTATTCGCCTTCAACGAGCTTTCACACGTCTGCTAGATACGATAACTTCAAACGAGTAGGGTCAACAACCCAATGAACGGGCTTCTACCGACTCGTTTTTATAATGGTGGAGACATGCGGGATCGAACCGCAGACCTATTGCTTGCAAAGCAATCGCTCTCCCAACTGAGCTATGTCCCCTAACTCTTAACTGCATACATTGGCCAGTTGAAGTATGGATTACTCAAATCGCCCTGTATGAAATATAACTTACCTTCATCGAACTTTTTTATGAAATCTAAACTCGCTTCTTGTGATGGTTGCCATACTGGCATAAAGTCGCCATGACCATAATAAGTGATGCTACCATTTTCAGTAACAAGACCAGCATAAGATACAAGAGGTTGTTCAAGTATATGTTTCATATCACCTCATAAAAGTGGTGCGGGATGAGAGGGTCGAACTCCCGACATTCTGCGTGTAAAGCAGACGCTACTACCACTGAGCTAATCCCGCGAAAAGCTCCAGACACTATCGTAGTCTGGCAACGGATGGCTATTTAAGCGTCTCCCTATAATCCGCGGAAAGGAGAGAATTATTTACCATCACCCTAGTCTGTTTCAACGCTAAAGGGCACGTTCTGGCTCCCATGGTAGGATTCGAACCTACAGTGGCTTGATTAACAGTCAAGTCCCGATACCAATTCGGGTTCATGGGAAAATAATTGCCGATGGTAGGCTCACTACCTTGCTTGCTGTTCGGCTACAGCGCCCTCTGTCTCCAACGAATGTAATAAGTCACTATTACACCCAGAGGCACAAGTTTCCATACGCTCTACTCAGGTGACTAAATCCTTTTTCAGCGTCATTGTTTCTTGCGGTGCACGTAAAATGGTCCGTGTGGAGAGACTCGAACTCCCGACCCTCTGGACCCAAACCAGATGCGCTACCAGGCTGCGCTACACACGGAAATTGTTTCTTCAAAGATACGCCAACGGTGTTGAAGCCGTTTACCACACCAAAGGCGTAGCTGCTGCCAGAGCGAGGCACGATCAATGCCTAGGCGTATCCGTGAAGAAACAACCTTTACGGTCATTTCAACTTTGATCTATTGTCAAACAGCGAAGTATTTAGTATAGTGCGGAGAGGGATAAAAGTCAACCCCTCTCCACAAATTTAATTAGCTAGCAAAGGCAGCGTTGCCGAAAACTGCATAAGCAGCAGCAACCATCTTACGCGAAGGCTTGCCGAGGCGATACTTCTGCGTGGTCTCACCACGAGAGTTGGTGCACTCGTTGAGGTAGATCGCATAACCCTTCTCGCGAAGAGAACGGATAACCTCGTGCGGATTGCCGACGCTGTAACGAGCGGCGATCTGATTGGCGGTGAGCTGCTCGCCAGACTTGAGGGCAGCGAGAACCTGATTGGTCTTAGTCATATGCTTCACTTCTCCATAGAATACTGTAACAGACCATCTGTTACATTACAAAACAAGTTGACAGCTGTTAGAGTATGTCAACTACTCGTCCGTCAGCATCGACGGCACGAATTCGAAAATTAGGGAACTGGCGCTGAAGATCCTGCATTTCGGACAGGATGCGCTGCGAATTGTTTTGTACATTACGATACGTACGCCACACACCACTTTGATCTTGAGCCTGAATAGAAACGTAATCCATTTTAGCCTCTCCGCATCTTAGCGATATCTTCAGCATCAGACTTAGCAAACACGGGAACCATGTTTGACTTATGCATCGTAGCAATACCCAGCAGCTTGCGCTCGCCAGAGTAAACCTTGGGATCGTTTTTGGCGGCAGAACCAGCAGTCATACCAGCGCTAACGTAGTCAGAACGATCAACAACCATATTATTAGTATACTCGCGACGCCACATTTTGTCAAGCACTTTTTTGTCGGGGCGCTGACCCTTCGTCATAGACTGTACCCACTGCTGATGCGCGAGCTGCTGCAGCTTCTGCTTACCAGTCAGCTTACTCTTACGCTTACGCGAGTTTGTTGTTGTAACAAACGCAGGAAGAAGATGCATGGTCATGATTAAGCTGCTAGCGAACGGATGGTGTCAAGACGATTGGTAACAGCTTCGATATACTTCATAACAAGATATGGCTGCACCGAAGCTATAACGTACACATCTTTTCGATCAAAGGAAGAAGGCACGAACGACAAACAGAAGCCACCAGTGGCGAAAGAAGTGCTGTTATGACCGTACTGGTAAGCCATGGATACCATGAAATCCTGCAGCTGATCAGCATTATCATACTTCTCTTGCGCAGAGTCGTTCATGTGATAGACAGCTTTGGCTGTCAGCTCGAAGGAATAGTCATCGAAACGCATCAGTTGAACTCCTCTTCAAGAGCATTGTCATCGTCGCGTTCAAGGAAATCTTCGTCGTAGTCATACCAGCTGGACTTGAAGCCAAGATGCTCGAAGCCATAGAAATCTTGGCGCTTGACGAAGCACTTAACCTCGTCTTCGGTCAAGAAGTTGAGAAGATCGACGATCAAATCGTCCTTGTTGAACACACCCTCTTCGAGCAGTTCGATCATACGAGACGTAAATTCACGAGACATTTCTGTTCTCCTCAAGGAATCATGAGCCATGAAACTGATGGCGAACTAGTGTTCGACACGCTTTGATATAGAACATATCCATTAGGATAGCGTTCAGCCACAACAGTATAGCAGGGGATATAGAGATAGTCAGACATTACGTTCTCCTCATTAACCATAGACATATCATAGCGCGGGATTGAATATAAGTCAATAGCTCATTTCGAGCTTATGGAGAAGGTTAAGTAGCCATTCTTCTTCGTTGGCAAGACGACAGTTGATGCCAAGATTGAATTCGTCATCGGGCTCAACCTTAACTGCAGAAGCGCGACGCGCATCGTCAAGGCGACGGTAAAGCTCGTCGCGGAGCATTTCAACATCAGACATAGTCACGCTCCCGTTGAAAGAAACCTTCGTATTCTTCATCGGACATCAGCTCTTCGCAGTAAGCCCAAAGATCGCCGTCCTGCGAAAGACGCCACACCTTACCGTTGATGGTAGCGTAAGCGGAGCCAAGGACGCTGTCCCATGCTTCCCAATACCACTCGGCGTCGGGACCAGCTTCGAGGATCTTTACGTCCTCGTCGTTAATGCCGCTCCACTGAGACAAATCCATGTCAGTGACGAAACGCAGCGGGATATAGATGCCGCAGTTATCGGAAACGAGAAGGCTAAGACCAGACATTAGCGGATTCCTTCTTTGAAGTTGAGGTAGCTAGCGATACCGAACGCTATAGCAGCGCCCAAGCTAAAGACCATAAGCGGACCAAAAACCACGAAACAGTCAAACGTAGACATTTCATTTCCTTTCATCATCATATATACATCATACCACGGATCTGAAATTAAAGCAAGCAAAAAAAGAAGCTAGACCATAGTTTTTTTATGGTCTAGCTTTGGTTTATGGTTAAGCTGACAGCGACTCAACCTCAGCCATACGCTCCCAAGCCAAGATTAAGTTTTCATAGTTAAGGTCGTACGGAAGGTCTAGCTTCTGTAAGTCCCTAATAAACTCAACCTTGTCCATGGCATTGTCTAGCTTGCGGAAGGTTTCAAAAATATAGCCAAGCTCAAGCATTTATGACTCCTGGTTTAGTTACCTTTTAAATATAGCGCAAATGCCTGAATTTGTCAAACGCTATTTTTGAACCTGAATATGGTTAAGCTCATCTTCAGCTTCACCATTGTCAACAACAAGATATTTGGCGTCATCATCCATTACGGCATACGCTTCTAAAATACGACGCACTTCATTTAATTTTCGGATGCATAATTCTAATGTTTTTTGGCAAGCAGAATCGTTGTTGCCTTCCTGTAAATCTAATAGCACTGCATCTAAGTTGGAGTCAATAGAATAATCAATATGATACTTCGTTCCATCTGGAGTTCTAGCAACTTCAAGTGGAGGATAAAGTATGTTTATAATTTTGAGCAATCGCTCGTCGTCTGGCACGTACTTCTTTTTCCAAAACATCATAACAAAAACTCCAGTCTATGTTTTTTTACGCCCTATGTTATATTTCGCCACTAGCTCCCAATCATTTTTTTCTTTGTGTGTTAGGATCTTGATCTGGCTCATTGGTGTCTTTGGCTCTTCAATAGATTTTTCGTCTACAACCTTGATGAGACCCCAATCTTCTAGCAGTTTTGCAATCGTATTACGACGACCCTTGTCTTCATCCGAAAAATTCGAGGGCTTGCCATCAAGCGCAAATAGTTCCTTAAAGTGGACGATGTAATACTTACTTTGTTTGTGGAGGATGTGACAAGACTGGTACAGCTTCTTCTCTTTACGGGAAGCTACACCGATGCGAGTCAGCGTTTCTTTAATTTTTAGGAAGTCCTCTTGCTCAGCAATCTTCACTTCCACCAGCGAATCTAAAATTACAGTCATTAACTACCCCAATTTTTTTATTGTTCTTGATGAACATAGCGAATTACTCACCTCGATATAGCTTTTGCTTAATATAAGACAACTGCTCTTTATTTAGGATTTTGGAGGCTTCAATTGCTCTGTGGTAGTTATAGCCGTAATATTCCATAATTAGCTCGATAGATGCGTTTTTATCCTTTTTCCCCCACTTAGTTTTGTTTTTTGTAGTGTTTTTTCTAATACTGTAGTAAAGGAAATCGAACTGCAAATGGGAATCTAGTTGACAGTTTAGGTTCATTTCTTGAGCATAAAACAAGGCATCTCTATGATATGACAGAGCTCTGTTTACCATAAACATACCTTTTGGTAGTTCGCCTTCTTCGATATACTTTTTTGAAGATCTTACTGCATCTGCTACGTCAAATGGGTTCATTGGAACTCTAGCTCCGCAGCAACCTCTGTCAAAAAAGACATGAAGTTGATTTCATGGTCAGCAACGAATGCTGCCTGATATTGATAGCGCGCAATAAGCACCACCAGTGGAGGAATCGAATCTTTCTTCAACAAACTCGAAGCATCATCATAGAATTTGCGGAACAGTGTGCTAGAGTCAGAGTCAATGTTTTGACCAACCCACTTACGCATCTCAGTGAAATTCTTTTCCTTGATGTACTTGATTAGCTGCTTGAATGATGCGTCGTCAAGATCAACAAGAATACCGCTGTCAATTTTGCCAGTAGCAGAATAACGCTGCAACTCATTCAGCACTCGCCTCCAATCAGGAAAATGCTTCATAATAACTTCGGCGACTACCTTCTTATCATAGTCAACATTTTCTTTCTGAAGAATATCACATGCACGCTGCATAAATTCAGCAGCGAGCTTTGCCATATCCTTCTTGCTAATCTTAAATTCTACAACTGAGCAACGAGAATGAAGAGGGTCGATGATTCGGTTTTTAAAATTGCACGTGAGGATAAACCCGCAGTTCCTTGAGAACTCTTCCATAAAGTTGCGGAGTGCAGGTTGGGTAGAATTAGCGTTGAGGTAATCGGCTTCATCCAAAATAACATACTTTCGTCCACCTGAGAATGATACGGTAGATGCGAAATTGTTAATTTCATTTCTGAGCGTGTCGATGTTTCCATTCATAGATCCATTGATGACGATGTAATCACATTCAAGTTCTTCAAGCATAGCTTTGGCGATAGTTGTTTTACCAACACCAGCACTGCCTGATAGAATAAGATTTGGGATTTGTTTTTGATCAACAAACTGCTGGAAGGTTGCCTTCAACTCAGCAGGAAGAATAGTTTCAGCTACAGTTTTGGGGCGATACTTTTCGACCCAGAGAAATTGTTCAAGCATCCTTATTCACCTCTTCACAAATAAAATCATCTAGAGTTCTAGTCGGTCGATACTTCGGTCGTGCACCTTTATTATATGTCCCGTTCAAATAATCGTAACAACGAATACAATGTGAACGAAGATCACGAGATATGATACTATCTCTGTGTGTGTTTCCCTTCCCAGCCTTGAAGTAGAAATTGCTGTATGGTTGAAATACCAAACAAGACGAACACTGCTTCAATTTTACTGAGAGGTTACCGAAAACATCTTTGGTGAGATTATTTGCGATATTCCTATTTACAACAGGAATCATATTAACACGCTTGAAAAAATCAATCATGTTTTATCTCCATAACAAAAAGTGGGAGGAACCATTATAGCCCCTCCCAAGTCAAAAGTCAAATCAGAACGTTGAGTTCTGCTCAACAGCAATCCAATATTCTGCTTCTGCTCCCTTAAAGTGTGAAATACCCTTAGAAGAAACAGCGACATCATAGTCGCCAGCAATTAGCTTGATATTTTCTGCCTTAAAGATAGCGCGGAATGTTTTGCTGGTAACACCAACCTTTTCAGTATGACACTCACTGCCAGCATTCTTAGAGTCAAGAGCGCTGACATAAAGATTAGTACCATCACCGACGATAGCAATCTCAGGAAGTCCAAGAGTGCCAAGCATCTTCATGATGTTAGTGAGCGCGCTGTTAGAAATCTTAAACTCAGCGTCAACTGATGGAAGAGAAATATCGCGATCGGGTGGTGTTTTAATTGTAGACTCATCCGCATACGCGAGGGTAGTAGAGCTACCATTACCATTGCTGATTACGAGGTTCTGGTCGCGCAACTCAATCTCAGGATTATCATAGAAAGACAAAGTGCTGAGTAGCTTACCAAGATTATAGATAGCAAACTTCTTATTGATAGGTGTATCAATATTTGCCTTTGCCATAACAGTCTTAGTTGGCGAGATAGTCTTCAACGTGTTACCTTCGCGGAACAACATCGAAGGATTGATCGTGGAAAAGTTCTTGAGAACATTCACGGTCTTGGTATCAAGTTTCATAATATAGTCTCCTTACTTCTTTGTCTTACCAAGTTTAGCAACGTCAGCGGTAGCAGAAACACCAATTGATGCAAGATCAGCAAGTGAGCCACCGAAGATATACGAACCAACGTGCTGCATCTTCATCCATGGGCAAAACCATGTCTTAAGACCAGCTTCCTGCGCCTTCTGACAGAACCAGTAATCTTCTGAAAGATATCGCTTGCTCTTAGCATCAACTTCTGCCTGGAAGTACATCATAATTTCGCGCGAGCCATCGAAAGCTGCAGTGCGAACATGGTCAGGTTTGTAGTTATACTGAGGATAAGTTTCAGCAAACTTTGTCATAGCTTGCTTGCTGACCATCATAAAGCCAGTACCGATCTCAAGCACTTCGCAAGGCTCGCTGATCTGAATAGACTGCTGACCACCCTTCGGGTTGAACACGTAGTCGCCAACGAACTTCTCAAGGACGTTAGGATCTTGATCGGCTACACCCTTGTCAACTGCATGCTTGATCTTTTCCCAGCTGATGCACTTCTTTGGATAAGGACCGCCAACAATGTCATACTTCTCTGGCTCATTAGCTTGCATCGCCATGAGAGCAAGAACGTCCTGTGGATTGAAACCAATATCGGAGTCAATGAACATCAGGTGCTGCGCATCAGAACGCATAAACTCATCAGCGCAATAGTTACGAGCGCGAGTAATTAGCGACTCGTTAAACAAATAGTAAAACTGAAGAGGAATGCCGTGATGAGTGCAGAGAGCAGACAAGTCAGCAGTGGACTTGGCAAACATACCAGCGCACTGCCCACCATACATCGGTGTTGCTACGAAAAGTTTATTTTGTCTTAGCTTATCAAGATCAATTTTAATTTCCATTACTTAACATCCTTGTAGTGATCATTATAAAGACACATTAGCGTATAGTGCAAAGTCTTCATCAAGTCGTCTTTATCATTATCGTTCTTCTTACCATATCGCCAAAGATACTTAACTGCAGTATTTCGGAAGGTAGGAGTAGCTTCACCGAGCGCAATCCACGCATCAAATGCTTGGACGTTGTTCTCAGTTTGATAGTGAGCGCCATACGTCTTATCTATATAGCGCTTAAAGTCTGAAATAATACGATCTTCAGAGTATTTGTAAGAAATTTTTTCTTCAGGTGTTGATGGTGTAATGGTCACGGTGTCGCTCCCTTGGCTAAAATCCACGGTAGTAGTAAATTCGCTGTCGGTATAAATTGCGTCAGCAAAATTTACAGAAGAAATAGTTGTAGCTGTTTCAATAGTTGAAACAGGATTTACTTCTACACTAACTGAGTAGCTATTATTGTTTGTTGTGTTATAATTAACATTAATCTCATTATCTATAGACATTTCTCACTCCTAATGTTGTTCGATCAAATTATATTCTAACCTAACTAGAAGAAATTGTCAAGCGTAGCGCCATTCACACGTGTATCTTTTAGACGCAACTCAGCCATACCAGTTGTTTCGCGAATATACATCGTACACAGTTCTGGGTACATTTCAGCAATTTTCTTAATTGATTCGTGTACATATTCTTTTGTTCTGATTGTCTGCAAACCACCATCTTCTTTGTAGTAGTTCGACTTTACAGTATAGTTATCAAATCTGACAACAGAACCATTACGAATGTACTGGCGAATAGAATATTCGTAGTCTTCACCATGATTGGTTACTCGTGACAGTTCGTCATGATGCTCAACAATAACGCCGAACATAGAAGCAATAATGTAACAGAGTTTCGTATAAACACGTTCCTTCATGAAGTATGCATTGGCAGCTGCATAGATACCAAATGTTTTAGCTCCAACCTTTTCACACTCTTCGAACCCACGCAGAATAATTTCTGTTTCAAGGTCATCAACTCGACCCAGCTTCTGTTCGCTGATCTTTTTTTGCACTTCTTCAACGTCGTCGTCAAACATCATCAAGTATGTGCCTTCTGGATACCAGCGCTCAATGAAGTTACGCTGGGCTCCAATCGTTGGCACTCCTACTACGATATTTTGATATGGAGTATCCTTCAGCGAAAACTTGTACGCTTCGTACTCGTTCTCATCAGCAACAAAAATAGTAATTCTAGAGGGATCTATATTATAACTCTCAAGTACCTTCAGCGTTTTCTTCTTGATTGTTTCAGGACGCTTGTAAGAAGGTATAGCAATTTTATAGTCAATCATGCAAAGAAATCCTCCAAGCTCGCAGCTTTCTCAGTAGCATATGGATCTTCCATATTGTGCTTCTTCATATAGTCATACCACTCTTGTTCGTTGAACATGTTCGGGCTAACACCATTCCATAATGGACGCCAATACTGATGTTCCTTGTTTTGACGACGCTCTTCAATGTATTGCTTACGGAGCTGCTCGTAATCCCACGACTTGAGATCAACCATCTTCTCGCGGAAATACGCAACAATCGTCATGCGGTCATTGTTATCGCCAACAAGTGCATCATTGCCATGAATACCACCATGATTATTGACGAGCAACATGTCACCTGGCTGCAACTTCACAGCAATGCGGAACTCAGGGAGAATAAACTCACCACCTTCCCAACCCTTGCCGAGCGCGCAGATGTTAGAAAATCCTTCATGCAAGTCACCAGCATCGCGATGGCATGCAGTGCGCCAGTTGTGATTAACAGTAAGCGTAGTGAATACTGTACCGTCGATCAAGAAACGAGGATCGAGCTTTTCAGCTTCAGCGCGCTGATTGCCCCAGCGAATAGGAAGTAGCTCACGAAACTGATCATTCAACTTGTTGAGGAATGGGAACGACTCAGCAAAATCCTCTGGGTTCTTTTCAGTGTATGCAGTCGCACGACCAAACGGAATGCGAGGATAACGATCAAAGTATCCAGCAATGCCAGACATTACAGATTGAGCGTAGTTAGTGTCACTGATATAATTGTCAATAACATACTGTGCTTCGGCGCGCTGCTCTTCGCGAGACATATTGTGTAAACCAGCGAGCCACTTATCAAACCAGCCATGATATTCAGGATACTTCTTGGTTACTGCAGAACGTAACCATACCTGACCACGCGTTTCTTCTTTCGCAGCGCCCTTGTGGCTTTCGCGAATGCTTTCAAGAGTTGTACCATCATCAATTGTGTTCAGCGGACGAGCGAAAAACGAGAGAATTTCTAAATGTTCGGCAGTCACCCAGTCACGATTGCCACGTCCTTCCTGACCAAGTTGATCTCCACGCGGACCCGCAGCCAAGCCACGGTTCTGTGATTCAGTAGCAGCAGCGCGCAATCCCTTATAACAACGATCAAGTTCTTCCTGCGTAAAGGTATTTTTGCGAAACTTGAAGATGATATTTTCTTCAGAAGTATGCGTAGGGTCAACAGGATCCTCTGCATACAAATCACAATCTTCAGTGACAATAAGATCAGTGTACTCAGCACACGTAATGAATGTACCGAGTGTATGTTCTACGTCATGCTTCTTGCGAATTAGTACTTTAACCATAATTGTTCCTCTGCTGTGTGGACACTATAACGTTATATATCTTACATTATAGCCCGATTTGCAATATTTGTCAAAAATTTTATGAGTGTGACTTTTTTAATACGCCAGCAATATCTGGTGGAGTCCAACCTACAGGCTTGATTACTTTACCATCTTCTCGCTTGAGTGGCTTACCATCTACGAGCTTTGCCATATTCGAACGATGCACTTCCTCAAACACTTTGTCTAGAGGAATGCCATAAGATACAGCAGTACCGCAAGCGATATAGATAATGTCAGCCAAGGCATCTGCAACTTCAACAAGATCATTTTCCAACTCTGCGCTCAGATATTCATCAACTTCTTCTTGCAAAAGAATTTTACGAAGATGACGTTCGTTTTCATCAGGAAGATGAGGCGCGTCGCCAACAGGCTGCGAAAAAGCAATATGAAAGTCGCGTACATCAGTGTAGAAATTGCTCATTGATTAATCCATTCTGGCGGTTGTCGGTTAGTCCACTTGTGCATCCTAACTTTACCGAGTATATAATAATTACGGTAATTTGTCAAGGCATCTTCTGAAATAATGTACTCGTCAGCCATCGCAGAAGGCATCGGCGTCCAGTCCCATTCCGTAAGATTTTTCGGTGGCGACTGCAACATGTAAGACAGTTCGCCGTAACATTTGTGTTGTTTACCGTAGCGATGAGTGTACTCGCCCATGAGCGCGAAAAAATGATCGACGAGCCAGTTATAGTTCTCAACTGACTGACGACACCAAACTGCTGATGGATGATTGATATGTGTTGCTTGATAGATAACAGCATCGCGCTCGTCCGCGATAACCCAGCGTCGAGCTTTGCGACCTGTCGCGCTTTTGCCCTCGACTTCCTTACCATCGAGCAAACGATGTGCAGTTGAAAGCAGCTGTGCTGATTCGAGAATCATTTTAACAACATGTTTATCGACCATCCACTGCGCAGCTTGAACAGGATCAGGATCGATGTAGAAAATATTCACGCGACGTTTCTCCACTTACGCATTGCCATATCTCTATGATACCTCGAAGCCCGATTAAAGTAAAGCATTCCGTCAAGGTGATCCATTTCATGTTGAAACACTCGCGCAGACATACCTGTAAACTTTTCTGTACGTACATCGCCATTCGGCGTGTAAAATCGAACACGAATGTGTCTTGGGCGTTTAACCTTAACTATGAGATTCGGGAACGAGAGGCATCCTTCCTCAAGAACAATCGTTTCGTCGCTCGTACTAATAATTCTGGGATTGATACAAACAAAATTCTCGGGATGACCACGCATAGCAAAAATACGATATGGATCTCCGACCTGAGAGGCAGCAATACCATAACCATTGTTGTCATACATAAACTTAACCAACGCTTTGGCATATTCTATTGGCTCGAACGGAGGGCTGAGAAAGTCAAACTCTTTGCAGGGTTGACGCAAAATGGGATCTTCGCTATCTACTAATTTCATCACCAATGTCTGATTACTCCTGCTACGATAAATGCGTTGGTTATTAGATAAGACAACACAATGATTGTACGGATTAGTGCTATCTGATCTGCTTCTTTGTTATCTTTACCAGATTTTTCACCAAGAGCTTTTGCCCACAAACGCCAACTTGTCATGCCGCAATCTTGGAAAAATTTTGCTTCTTTTCGAAACGAATGACGTTAGAAAATTTGTCGACGAGCTGATCGCCCTTATGAGAAATAATAAACGTATTCGTATCTTGTGTCAACTGATTTAGTATTTTCATAAACTCTTCAGTACCATTCGAATCTAAGGAACTATCGAAAACTTCGTCCATGATAAGAAGATTAGTACTAATAGAATTACGCAATTTAGCAACAGCCCTCCAAGTAAAAAGGACAGCCAAATTGATTCGCATCTTTTCTCCTTCAGAAAACGACGCGTAACTGAATTCATCCCTAAAGCGCGATTTAATTGTTTCGTTAAACTCTTCGTCAAGCTCAAACTGTACAAAAAAATCCATAGCTGACAAATACTTGTTGATAAGGCGATTAATAACAGGGACATATTGTTTAATGATCCTCGCTTTGATGCCTCCATCCTTGAGCAAGTATGAAGCAGCAGAAAGAATATTTTTCTCTTCAGCGAGTTCGTTAAACTTAACTTGAAACTCTTCGAGTTCTTTCTCTAAGTCAGTGATCTTCGTATCATCTTCCTCTTGTGCTTTCTTGTTGATCTCATTGATCTCTTTCTCAAGAATGTTGGCGTAATCCAACCAAGAGGAGATACGTGTCTTCAGCTGATGCTGTTCCATCTTATTCTCAGTGATCTGAGACTGTATTTCCATAATTTCGGCAATTTGCTTATTCGTTTCTTCAAACTGTTTAATCAATTCAGGATAGTTGTCTTGAATAGTTTGGATCTGCGTTTGCTTTTCATTCACAGTGCTGTCACGAAACTCTTCAGCAATATGCTGCTTACATGTCGGACAGTCTTCATGCTCTTTTAAAAATTTAATTTCATCATTCATCGCTTCGACCTTATGATCGAGCTGAATGCGTAACTTCTTTATCTTTTCAACCTTGCGATTCAAACAGTCCATTTCCTTGGTCTGTTTGGACAGCTCAACAATTTTATCGTTGATCTCTTTGACACGATTAGTAGCATCTTCGATCTGCTTCTGCGTTTCTTCGATGCGAGTCAGTTTTTCTTCGAGGATTAGATCATTACTGTTCTGTTTTTCGAGCATGTGCTGCTTGATCAATTTGATCTTCTCGTTGATAACTTTCTGCTCTGACATAATGTCAGCAGTACGTTCGTTGTTTGCTGCGACTTTTTCTTTCAACAATGTATTCATTGTCGTAAAGATCTGGAGGTCGAGTAAGTCTTCAATAATCTCGCGACGACGACCAGCAGGTAACTGCATAAATGGCTGGAACGTAGCACTACCTAGCACAACAACTTGACAAAACGACTTATGGTTGATCTTGAGGATTTGCTTCTCAAGTATCTCCTGATAATCTTTCATCTCAGCAGACTGATTGAGAAGATTGTCATTCATGTATACTTCGAAAACATTCGGGCGCATACCACGAACGATCTTGTAACTGTTCTTACCTACATCAAACTCGATTTCAACGACCAAGTTCTTCTGTGTGATACTATTCATTAGCTGTGGCTTGTTGACATTTCGAAACGCCTTGCCGAATAGAGCATACGACAATGCATCAAGAATGGTGGACTTACCTGCACCATTCTCGCCGACGATTAGAGTTGTGTTGTGTTTGTCGAGCTGAAGTTCTGTAAACAAATTGCCCGTAGACAAAAAGTTTTTCCAGCGAAGTTTTCTAAATACGATCAAACTTTCTCACCTATCAATTCAACATCAGCGTAGGTCTCAATCCAAAGTTTTGCGCCACAAGTACGCGGCTTACTCGGGCTGTACACCATACGCGATGGACCTTTAATATCAACTTCCATACAATACTTCACGACACCATTTTTCTCAACACGACACACAGGCTCTTCAAGATTGTGCTTCGCATTGCGCTGAATGATGTTCCTGTTGATATGTATGATAGTAGGCTTACTCAATTGTTAGCGCCTCATTGTATAGCTCAACGATAGTTTGCTCAAGCCTCTTCTTATCTATATTTTGCGAAGGTACTTGCTCAATAAACTTCTTAAAGATGTCAATCGTGCTTTCAGCTTCGTTGACAATGTCAGTATCTTCTTCAAGATTCAAGTTAAGATGATCGTCAACAACCTGCATATCAATCAACCCAAGTCCCTCAAGACGATTGATGAACTGATCAAAGCGGTATGGATTAGACTTGTTTGTTACAATAACTTTGACAATTTTGCCACGCAAAGCATCTAAGTCATACTTCTCTGGCTCTTTGCCTTCTGTTACATCATCATACCAAACCTTAGCAAACATTTTATATGGATTTTCGATAAAAGTCAATTGCCTCGTTTCGGTATCAAGAATGTGAAAGCCTCGAGGATCGTCATAATCAGACCACGTAAACTCCGCATGGCTACCCAAATAAAATATGCTGCCATCACTGGAACGGTGATGATAATGACCACTAAGCACCATATCGAAACGATCAAATAGGTGGCGATCATCACCATGAGAGACGATAGAACCTCGATACATTTCGAAACCAGCGAGCTCAAGATGCCCCATAATGATGCCAGCATTTGTCATCCTCAACTTTTCTAAAGATTGTTTACGATTCTCATCACAGATCCACGGCATCAGCAGAACGATTGTTCCATCAAAGTCAACTTCTTTGGGAAACTGATCGTGAACGATGAATGTCTCGTAATTGTCAGTTACGAGTTCGCGCAAAGCATTGACGCTGTTTGTGTTTTTAAAATACGTATCGTGGTTGCCTGCAATAAAATGAACTTCTTTGTTCGTTGCATCGAGAGGATCTAGAAAATCTTCCCTAAGACGGCGAGCTGTATTAATGTTAATGTACTTGCGGCGATCAACGAGGTCGCCAAGATGAACCACAGTTTTGATCCCCTCTTTTTCCAGTGTAGGAAAGAATAGATCAGAAAGGAACTGTTTAGAATTATCAATAAAAGCGATATTGTCATTGCGCACTCCCCAGTGCGTGTCTGTAATTAGTGCGATTTTCATCGAGAGCGATTCACTCTCTTATCAGCAAGCACGGGCTTGTAGTTTGAATGATTCTTTGCCAAAGCAGCGGCGCAGTAATCGCGAATTGCTTCAATACGAAGAACATAATTGTTGTGCTCGTTTTCGCGAATCGTGTTGTCGTTTAGCTTCTCAACTAGATCTACAATATTAACTGG